CCTGCTCTTTAGCAGCGTCTGTAGGCTGTTGATCCATATAATTCATCGCATTGCTAAGTCGCGTTAGCTGCGTATTTCCCGCGTTCTGATAAGCCGCTGCTTGTGTCGGATCAATGGCTGCTACTTGTGCGGTTGCCGATGGATCGCCAGCAATCACTTGGGGCGCAAGAGAACGTATCTGTTGCTGATCACCCAAGGCTTGCTGATACGCCTGCTGTTTCTCGGCATAGATATTATTGGCTTGCGCCGTCTGCTGTCCCTGATTGAAATTTCCTACAATGTTTGCAGGATTAACAGCAGTCGATTCATCAAAAATATTAGCCATATCGATCCTTAGGAAACGTTGTAACCGTTACCGGATGAGCTTCCGTAAGTGGTCGGCGTGTAACTGCTCTGATTCTGCGTATATTGTCCGTAAATGTTTCCAAGCTGTCCAAGCGTGCTATTAACCGCATTAGCTTGGCCGGCATAACTGGATGCATTGGCTTGACCAATGTTGTTTTCCTGCGCACCGATCTGGTTCGCAGTCTGCTGACCTACGCCAGCAAATGCACTGGATGCCGAATTACCTTGCTGCGCCACACCAGAAATCTTGTTCCAGTAGTTATTAGCGTACTGCGTGGCAAGTCCCTGACCAAGCGAGATTGCATCAGCTGTCTGACCACCACCCCACACGTTGCCAGAAGCCGCACCATTCGCTGTAGAAGCTTTCTCACCCTGACTCAGGGCGAACTGGTAATCCGGTGAATTGGCAAATCCTGAGGTATTTCCAGAGAGATACTGATTCTCAAGGTTGACAGCATTCGAACCTGCATTGAGATACGGCTGCGCATTAGCCGTATTCTCTCCATAAATTTTGTTCTGTTCGGCAATAGCAGCATTAGACGCGTTGGTCTGCGCCTGTGCACCAGCACTCGCGGCGTTGGAGGACATGACGCCTGAGGCGAGAGCAGCGCCTCCTACAATGGCTGCGCCCCAAATTTCCGCCAGTTAGCTTGCATTCATAATTTTCATTATGAAGCCTCCGAGTTGTATTTTCATAGTGAGCTTGTTCATGCGAATTCACCTGCCGCGTTTAACTTGTGAAAGTGGCTAACCCAGACCAATCGTCCTGACTCGCTATCCTTGCCAATACCTTCTAGCGGATACCGCGAATGAAACAAAGGCGCTTGAAATATCAGCGCACGGTTCTTTTTACCACGCACCATGTCCGTCTGTATCCATTTGTCCGGATCGCGTGAAACCATATCGCTTTTCAGTTCGTCCAGAATGCCCATCGCTTGCATTTCGGCAAATCCTGGCATCGCGTTTAATCCCGTGCGCTTATGCGTGAAGAACGCAGTCCCTGATTCTTCTTCATGATTGGTCAGATATGCCACGCACGTATGGTTCCCCGACTCCCGATCACTGTGTATATACGCTCGTTCCATGCCTTCATTGGTGACGCGGAAATACATCGTATTGGGTACAACCACGCCATTAACTGCCCGCATGATTGAGGCGACCATAAGTGCGTGATCACCCCAAAATCCCATGCCTTCATAGACTGAACTACCTACTTCACCTTTATTTGGTCGCCACGTATCAAATCCAGCAGCAAACACCGATGACTTGACGCGATCAAGTGCCTTACAGAAGTCATCGACAACGAGATAGCTCATCCTACGGTTCCTTGAAGTACTGCTGCACCACCCATCAAATCTCGCCTACGTGGGCTGGAACAACTCACACGATATGTCCGGTTATATGTCGATCCTTGGCGTGTAAAAACAATGCGCTTTCCATATTCACCGGTTGCGCCAATATCTTCCTGATCCCAGTTGGACCAATTATAGCCACCATCGTCTGAGTATTGGATACGAACATAATGATCCACATCATCCGACAACTGGCCAAGCGCCATAATCAGTTCAACCCGTGAAACAATCACGCGATTATGGTTATTAGACAATACACCGTTGGTGCGCTCAGAGATGAAATTGATATCACCCTCAGTGAATGTATCCCAATCAACAACCCATAATGTGCCATTCTGAAAATCACCGGCAATCCACTGGTTATTCCAATACACCATTCCGCTAATACGCCAGCGGTTCATTTCGTAAGAGCCGCGACGATGCCATTCGTCAGCAGAGACGTCATAACCCCATGTCTGACCATCAGGGAATGTCCAGTAACAGACTTTATGTCCCTTGTCCTCCCACACAAACGCGAAAGCTTGTGACCAGTTAAGACCACTAATGGCCTGCTCAATCGGACGTGTCGATTTACGTATCGGGGAATAACCTGAGAGACAGTAGAAAATACCATCATCGCCAAGCCAATAGACGGTGTTGTCCATATTGGCGACGGTATACGTTCCAGCGCAACCACGCGTCAGAGAAATTCCCTTAGTTCGGATTGGCTGTTCTGCATTGGAGGTGACTTGAAAGAATTCTGTACTACGCGCTGAAAAGATGATCAGTTCGTTATTGCTGACGGCCATCGACACCATGAGGTCAGGCGCAACTTCCGATGTGAAACGGTCCAGCTCGTTGTAGGTCAATGCGTCATCAGGTGCAGAATTGAACGCAAAGCGCCGTGTCGGATCGATCTGCACCAGATAGCTGCCGATATAAACGCAGATGATTGCGCCTGGATAGCCGTCATCCGTGATCTTGGTGAAGGTGCTTAAGCTGGTATTCCACACATAACCCGACTGGCCATTGACGATCAGTAGTTCATTGCCACCATCCGCTAAAAGGTTATCGGCAAAGTACACGCGACCCACGCTAGGAATCGTTCCAAGCTCCGTACAGACGCCTTTGATGCTGATGCTATAGAGCGATTTGGCGACGACGGCGAACAACGTTCCTTCGCAGTTGTAGACGCCACGCACTGGAGAATCAGGAATCGTCGCACCACTCGTTACCAAGGCGCGCAAACCGGGCGGTGTAACCAATGTCGAAGGCGTGCGTGTTCCCGCTTTCTCTGCGGATGTGGGAAGCCAGTTAAGCGTGTCCTGCGACGACCATGAAAGGTTGTCGTCTTTGTAGTAGCCACCCACAATGGGGAAGGTGGACTGCTTCATCCTATATACCAATTAGAACCATTGATCGAGTTCAGCGCTTGACGCCTACCACCAGGAATCGGCGCATCCAGAATCGGCTGGATTGGCGTTGCTACCATCTGGTCACGCCATAGGTCATTGAGGCTGGCAACGGCTACTTGGGCGACTCCTGGTAATGGTGTGACGCCATATTCAGGCGCAAGCGTCATCGCCAAGTTATAAGCGACGGCTTGTTCGGCTTCCACCGGAATAGGCATTTCATCATCTGGCGCAGAGACGGGCGACCAACCCAAAGACAGCAGGTCAGCCTCCCATCGTTGCATCATGGCGTTCAGCGCGTCAATCGCCGTACCCATATCACGAGGCCGCACATCTTGTGAGGGATCGATGACCTGAATAAGGCGAAGTGAACGTCCGACGATCTTGACGACGGTTGTCATGGTTTAGGCCATGATGCCGGCGGCTTTAAGTTTCGTCAGGATCGCGTTTAGCTCGGTAGCAAGCGTGGCGAAGTTGGCGTTTAGAATGGGCTGACTGAAACTAGTTCCTACATCGACAATGGCAGTGGCCGGCGTTCCCGGACCTACACTCGTCAACGCTGCTTGGTCAGCCGATTGCAGAACGACACCAGCAACGGTCGTGGTCGCAGCGGGCGCATTTTCGCCAACGAGAGACACGATATCGTTGATGGAGACGGTAGCCTTACCGCCATTGTTCTGCGATGCGTAAAGAAGGGTGTTAAGGGTTGTCATGATTTGCTCCTAAGCCGACTGATTGAATCGGAGGAAAGTGAAAGTAAGATCACTTCCAGATAGATCAGAACCGCCATTTTGCTGCATCGTGTTATCGGTAACCACAATCGTTCGAAACGATGGTGTTAAGTTTCCTCCGATAGGAACGCCATCATTAACATTGGTTTGATCCACGCTAAGCAAAACATCTCCGGCCTTCACGCCCGATAGCGTGAAGGTTGTTTCATCAGAAGAAACACCATTTCCGGTAAGTTGAATTATCTGAATCGGCGAATAAAGAGTCATATGAATTTCCATGGAAAGAGAGCCCCGAAGGGCTCTCAGGATTGGTTTTAGCCTTCACTTTGCGTGACGACATTGCCAGTGGGATTAACCCACAACTGACCAACAACATGCGGATCAGCTCCGGGAAGGTCGCCCATAAAAACCGGGCTAGTTTCCACAGTGCCTACGCCAATAGGCGCACTCCACCAATAGCTTTCAGAGCGCTGGGCAACACTAGGGTTAGTTGGATTAGTCATGATTTACTCCTTATGCCGGGGTGAAGTCGGACGGATCGTTAGTGATACGCGCAGCCCATTCAGGACGAAGCGCACCGAAGGCGTACATGATGTCGAAACGGGTCAGGTTCATGTCATTGACGATGCTGGAACCTTCTGTCACACGCATCGAGACACCGTTGTACTGACGTCGCGAGGTTTTCCAGCCAGCCAATTCCGGCAGATCAACCGTCGCAAATGCGAAGGCTTCCGGGCGATACGCCAAGGACACGCCGTAGGACGAGCTTGCCGTCTGATCGATGGTAATGACCGCATTGTCTGCTGGTAGCGCCGTGACGTTCTGCTCAGAACCCGTGAGGGTCAGTGCCGGATAGATGCCGATGGAACCCGCGCCTCCAGCATAGTTGGCCGTGACGACGAACTGACGCAGATAGCCAAGATTCGCCTTGGTCTGCGGATGGACGGCGAACACACCGGCAAAGGTGATGATCGTACCGACCGGAACCGCACCCGTGCCGGTATCTACCACAATGGACGATCCAGCCTGATTTGCACCGTTGACCAGATAACCCGCGCCAGCACCGTTTGTAAAGACTGGCATCACGGTCGAGCTGTTCCAGTCATAACCGGCGGCACGACCCATCACACCATCTTCGTACTGCGTATCAAGCTGCTTCTGCGAGTTGAACAAGCCAGCCAGAGCCGGAACCAGAGTGGTTTCGGACGTGGTGTTCATCAGCATCTTCATGGTAGACGGACCCGCGCCGTTGTCCATGATGAGCTTTCGACCAATGTTCGCCCATGCAAGCTGCGTCCACTGTGCCGCGCCACCGGGACCGGTCTGGTTTGGAATCGATTGCAACGCAAGATTCTGCACAGCGGCTTCAACCGTGACAGCCAAGTCCGCGACCTGCTGGCTCAGATAGCGAGCATCGAACTCTTCGATATCCAGCGCCAATTCGGAACTGGTGTATTGGACGGAGAAGTTCAACTGATCGATCACCTTCACATTACGGATGATCGTTTCCAGTGGGGCAGGAGCCGCAACGCGGCCTGAGGTAATGACGGCATGCTGCGGAACAGCAACACGCAAGGTATCGCCAATCGCTGGCGCACCTTCTTTGAACTCCGACGCATACGTGCGCGGGATAGTCTTGATGAAGGAGAGATTTTCGCTGAACCGCATCAATGCGCGGTCAGCGATCATGTCAGTGGTGAGTAGCTGGTTACTAGCCATTTTGAAGCCTCATAGGAAGGATTTAGCGCCCTCCCTGCTTCTTCCAAGCTTTGATGCGGTCAGCCGTGGACATCCCTGGATCGTTGATGTCTACACTGGGCTTACCCGCACCTGAGATTGTCTTCACAGGCGGCGGCGCAGAAGTGGTTTTCTTGGCAGTCACAGGCTTCGGCGTTTCCGCCGTTTCTTCACCCTCGAACCGTTCGGCCAACTTGGCGATTTCTCGAACCTGCTGTAAGCGCGGTAACGCATTGATGCGCTCGGCTTCTTTCATGTTCGTGGCTAGATGATGGGCAATCTCAAGATCGTGTTCGTCACCCATGAACAACTCGGTCAGCGGTTTGTAGGCCGGATCGGTATTCAGTTTTGACGACACAATGTCATCCCAAGCACCATCGCCAGCCTTTTCCTCAAAGGCATCGACATGCGACTTGAACGATTCTTGGGCTTCAGCCTGTTTCCTCTGCTCCGCTTCCTGTTTCGCTGCATGGTCTTTTCGCTCAAGAGCCTGTTCAACGCGATATGCGATGTACTTGTCCTGATCGAAGTCGAAGTCCTGTAACGTTTTCTCGTGCGACGCGGCCTGCGGTTGTGGTGCAGACTCGTGCCTTACGGGTTCGCGCTTTTGGATTTCTTCCAGTACAGCAGCACGGGTGCGGGCTTCGGTGACTTGCCGTTCCCTTTCTAGCCTTTCCTTCATCCAGCGAGGCAGGCGTTTTTCGCCTTTCTGTGGAGAGTCCGCGTCTAGAGCGTCGCTTTCCCCTTCCGGGGGCTTTGCAGCTTCCGGTTTCGGCTCTGGCTTAGGCGTCTGTCGTGCCGTGATATTCGGCGTTTCAGCAGCCTTAGAGCTGGTATCGATTGATTTCAGCTCAGGTTGAGCTACCGGTGCCGTTACACCGTTGGTTTCGTCGGTCATGATGTTTACCTTTTGTGCTGGCAATGTCAAGGCGTGCCAGCATC